ATATTATACTATAGGTAATAGAGATCAAGAAGGTTTAGACGCAGAAGGTATGTTTTTAAACAGATTAGATTATTATGATGGTAGAGATCAATCTACACAAGATGGCGGTAAAGTATATCGTAAATTCTTTCAGCCTACACAAGAAGGTTTAGAAGCTATGTATGAGTCTATATATGCTGATTTAGCTTATATATCTACAAATAAAATAACAGACCTATCACATTACACAGGTGTAGTAAAATCTGCTGAAGAAATACAAGCAGGTTTAAAAAATAACGGTTTAGACATGAATAGCTTATCTTTTATGCAAGATGGCGGAAAAATTGTTGACAAAACCTCAAAAGTGTTGTATAATAGTAACCAAGCAAAGAATTACGGTTTAGTAGACAAAAAAGGTAAAGCTCCACCTTCAATGAGAGCAGATGACGTTCCAATGAATTTAAATGAGGGAGACTTTGTACTTTCTCAACCTGCTGTAAATCTTTATGGCAAGGATACAATAGAAAGAATGGTAAACAGAGCTTCTAAAGAAGCAGGCACAAATCTTAAATCTGGTGGTAAAGTACCAGTAAATGTACACAACGGTGAATACATTATACCAAAGAATTTAACAAAATATATAGGCTCTAATGTTCTAGAAAATATGAACAACAGGGGTCTTATGTCAGTTGGTGATAAGACCAACATTTAACCGATAGCTACTTGCGAAAGCAACCCTATCACTTTAATAACTAATATGGGCTACCTGCAGCAAACAGCCCCCATTGAGGTACAGATGAACGAAGAAAACCAAAAGGAAGAACAAGAACTAGAATCAGCTCCATATAAAGGAGCTTACAGAAACGAACTAGAAGACGAACCCATAGTGGACACCGAAGAAGAGGATACTCAGCAAGAGGCTACTCCACAGGCAAAGACAGACAGTTTTGTAGAGAAGACTGAATCAGCAGAACCTGAACATGATTATAAAAAAAGGTATGATGATTTAAAAAGGCACTATGACGCTAAGATTGAAGAATTTAAAGGTAAAGAAACAGAACTTTTAACTTTAGCAAAACAAGCATCAGATGGTGGAGTTAATTATAAACCACCTAAAACCCCTGAAGAACTAGAAAAGTTCAAAGAGGATTATCCTGATGTCTACAACGTTATAGAAACCGTGGCTTATTCTCAAGCCGACAATAAGACTAAGAATCTGCAGTCAGAAGTTGAAGAACTTAAAAAAGAAAGAGTACAGTTAACTAAACAGAAAGCTGAACAAGAACTTTTAAGATCACATCCAGACTTTATGACTATTAAATCAGATGAAGAGTTTATTAGTTGGTTAGAAGATCAACCACCTTCCATTGCAGACGGAGTTCTTAAAAACAACACCGATGCAAAATGGGCTTCTAGAGTACTAGACTTGTATAAAGCCGATAAAGGTATAAAACGTACATCAAAACAGAAGGCTAATTCTGCAGCCGATTATGTTCCTACTAAAAAGAAAGCGGAACCTAATAAAGGCAAAAAAGAATGGTCATCTGAGGAAATAAGACGGATGAAACCTCACGAATTTGAAAAGTACGAAAAAGAAATTGACTTAGCAAGAAGAGAGGGCAGAATCCGTTAGTTTATTAACTTTTAACTAACAAGGATAATACTATGGCTATATCAAGCTCCGCAGGTTATACAAATCTGCCTTCAGGTAATTTTTTACCTGAGATTTACAGTCAAAAAGTTCTTAAATTCTTCCGTAAAGCTTCAGTTGTTGAGGATATTACCAACACTGACTATACAGGAGAAATTGAAAACTTTGGCGATACTGTAAGAATAATAAAAGAACCAACAATCACTGTCCAATCATATGCTAGAGGTGCTTCTGTTAATACACAAGACCTAGCCGATGATGAAATTCAATTAACTATTGACAAAGCTAACGCATTTGCTTTTAAAGTAGACGATATTGAAGAAAGACAAGGACATATTAACTTTGAAACACTAGCAACGTCAGCAGGTGCATATGCACTTAAAGACAGCTATGATTCAGATGTTCTTTCTAACATCGCTTCAGCAGTTACTTCAGGTAACACTTATGGTGCAGATCACGCAACAAACTCAATCGATACTGGTTTCGGTACTGATGAAGTTGATCCTGTTAACGTACTTGCTCGTCTAGGAAGACTTCTAGATGACGGAAACGTTCCAACAGACAACCGTTGGGCTGTTGCTGCTCCAAGATTCTTTGAAGAATTACAACAAACTAGTTCAAAACTACTTGACGCTAACTTCTTAAACGAAGCTAACTCACAGTTAAGAAATGGTTTAGTGGTTCCTCAACTAATAAACGGCTTTAGACTTTATAAGTCTAACAATATGCCTGCTGCTACTACAGCTAATGTGCATACTGTTCTAGTAGGGCATCAAGGCAGTACATCTACTGCTTCACAGATTGCTAAAACTGAAGTTGTTAGAGACACAGAATCTTTTGCTGACATTGTGCGAGGCTTACACGTTTATGGTAAAAAAGTACTACGTACTGAATCCATAGCTAAAGCTTTCGTTAAATTAGATTAAGGGGAGAATAACTAATGGCTACTTTAACTAAAACAGGCGGCACAGGCACTACTGGACACGTTTCTGGTAATGGTGTTGCTAAAACTTATGTACAAACAACTATTATTGATGGAACATCAACTTCTTTAACAAGTGGTGATGTTTACCAAGCAATTAATGTCCCTGCTAATTCAGTGGTATTAAATGCAGGCATTGATAAAATAACAGCAGGTACTGGAACAGGTACACTTGCATTAGGAGACGGTACAGTAACTTATGTTGCTGCTGCTGTTCAAACTGCTGCAGGTTCTATGACTTCTGGTGATGCTGTTGGGGAAATGTTTGTACCATATCCTGCTGCAGACACACTTGATGTGACTGTTGCTACTGCAGACGTTAACTCTAAAGTCCGAGTATGGGCTTTACTGGCTGACTGTGAAGGTCCAGTCGGTGATGACGCTACAGGCGATACATACGCTTAATGACTAACTAAGGTGGGGGGTTAATTCTCCCCACTTTTTACAAGGAAAGAACATGAAAAACTTATTAGTAATACTTTTTGTAGGTTTCGGATTAATAGGTTGTGCTGCAAGTGCAATTAATATTTCTGCAGACATACCTAAAGAACAAGAAGTAATAATTTCAATAGAAACTAAAAAAACTAACGATTAATTATGACACAAGAAATAAGTAAAGAACTGTTACATTTATTCCTATGTATAGCAACTGTGTTTTGTTTATACCTAGGTCTTTCTTCTTTTATAGAAAAAGAATTTGCAACATTCTTATATTTATTACCTGCCAATGGTGCGGCAGCTTGGTGGTTATATAGAAAGCTCCATGGTTGATTCAACATTTATATCAGCAGGAGCTGCACCATCGAATACAGACAGGACAGACATCTACGAGTGTCCTAGTAACTTTAAAGGAATTGTAAAGTTTATAAACGTAGCAAATGTAAATTCAGGTAACAAAACAGCTAAAATAGAATATTACGATTTATCTGCTACTACATATTATGCCTTATCAGGTGCAACATCTATAGCAGGAGAAGGCTACATAAACTGGACAGATATAAATTTAGTATTAGAAGCAGGGGATAAAGTAACAATAACTGCAGGAACAGCAAGTACAGTACACGCTACAGTAGGCGTAGAACTAATTTATAATCCATTAACAACGTAGGCAAAACATGGCAACATTTATTACATTACTTAACAAAGTATTAGTAGAGCTAAACGAACCTGAGCTATCTACTTCAGCAGACTTAACCTCGGCAGCAGCTACAATAGGCATACAGTCTACAGTAAAAGAAAATGTAAATAAATCTATAAGAGATATTGCTACTTCAGAAGTAGAATGGTCTTATCTAGTTGCAGCAGGATCACAAGCTTTAACTGCAGGTATTATGGAATACACTGCACCGACAGCAGCAAACACAATAGACTGGGATAGTTTTATTTTATTACCTACAGAACTTATAACTAATGGTACATATGATAGTAATATAAATAGTTGGACCACATCTAACTCAGGCACAGGAGCAGGTACACATTCTACCGATGCTTTATCTTTAGCAGCAGGTTCAGGCACAGCAGCTGTTTATCAAGAGGTGTCTTTAACTAGAGGTAGGCAATACATGGTATCTTTTGCTATGAAAAACTCTTCTACTTCTGGTACAGCATTAAGCCCTAGCCTAAATGTATCTGTAGGTACAAGTGCATTAGCCACAGATGTAGCTACAGGAACGTATACTTCTGCAGGCGGTTCTAATGATGAAGGCGATTTAAGCTATCATAACTTTACATTTGAAGCATCTGCTACATCTCATTTCTTAACTATTAAAAATGCTACAGCATCGTCTACAGTACTTGTAGATAATGTAAGCGTAAAAGAAAATTTCCATCCTAAAAATTTAAAGTATTTAAACGAAGACGAATGGAGACAACGA